AAAAGCGATTAGACAACTTCGGAAAGATACTGAAGTTAAAGCAATCATTTCTTATGCTGATTCAGATTACCATTCTGGTACAATTTATAGAGCTTGCAATTTTAAGTACTGCGGTCTTACAGATAGAAAAAAAGATTTCTACTATGCAGACGGAACTAAACACTCTCGTGGAAAAATAAAAGGTGCCGAGGGAGAATGGAAAGAACGCTCCCGCAAGCACCGATATGTGATGATTTTTGATAAGAATTTAGAGTTACTGTGGTGAAGTGTTTCTAGTATTTTCAGTAGCAGCTATTCTTCTACTTATGAACTGAGATGATTTATCATAATGCATAATTTCCCTCATATCACTTAGATATTGTTGAAGATATAATGGTTTAAGGATATATATTTGTCTCTTTTCATTATTTAATCTCACCTCATACTCATAGTTAGTTATTCCTGCAACTGGATTTAAGTTTGCTGTTGGAATATTTGGATTTGGAATAGTGAATCCAGAATCTACAACTTTGCCTTTTGGAAGTATTAGTCTTCCAGAAGAATCTTTTACTTCAGTAGTTTCATAAAAACGAATAGAATTTAAGTTATCCCCATACTTATTTTCAGCAAACTTATACAAATCATAATCTGATAATGGCCATTGATCATTTACATTTACAATACCAGCTGTTAATAGAACAACCCAATCATATTCTTGACTTCCATATAAATCTTTAGCAACTAACTCTGGTCTTGAACCTTGTGGTATTTGATACTTATTGAATAGAGTTAAAACATTTTGAAGGTCGTCACGAAGTTTAACTCTTCTAAAAAGGTTTTTAACTCTTACATATTCAGTAGAAGAGTTTCTATTTTTTAGTGGTGACTGGTAAAATAAATCTGGTAATTCTCTAAAGTAACTCATCTTAGTAACCTACAGATTGATCTCCTTCATTTTCAAGTCTTTCATAATCTTCAAAGTATATTGGATTAAGCTCTTGGAAATTCAAAGTCATTTGAATATGGACTGGTGTTCCATCCCAATATGTTGCATAAGTATTGGAACCAGTGTAGTTAACATCGCAACTTAATAGTGCGGAAGGTAAAAATCTATTTAAAAATGGATGTTTAGAATTTCCTTTTCTATATTCTAATTGAAATACGTCTGGAGCAGATACAAAAACTCCCGCCTTTGCACTATCATTAGCATTTGATCTGGCAGACATTGACTTTTTAAAGATTTTGATAATCTTTTTAATTTCTGCACCCTCTGCTTTACTTCTAGCAACCATATCAAATGTAAATGAAAAGCTACGAAGGTTTACACCATCAAATAGAAGTTCCATATTTGGATTCAAAATTTGTCCTGTTGCTCTTGAAACAACTCCAGTTGCAGTTACATTTCCTCCAAGACCACTATATGCTTGTCCAGCAATAGCAGAAATCAATGCTTTTTGCATATCAGCATCAGCCGCTGAAGATATAATTTTTGTTTTTACTAAATTAAAATATTTTTCAACAGCAAGTTTTGGATTTTGTATCGCATCACTTCCAAAAGATAGACCAAAAGCATCTAATGGACTTAATCTATCTTCTCCCCATGTTACTGACATACTATCTGTAACAGATTGTGGTACTGGTAAGTATATTAAGTACTTTAATTTTTTAAGATCTAATCTTTCGTTTGCTGTTTTTGAACCAATATTTCTTAATGTAGATTCGGTTGAAGGATCTGTCTCATCTGTAATACCGATACTTTGAACTTGCTCACCATTATCATCAGTTGCAGATGTTACTGATGAGGATACTAACTTAAGACCAGTAGGTTCATATTTTACAACTTTTATCATTAAGTAGTCAGATCCATTCTCAATTCTTTTTAATGGATATCTACATACTTTGCTTTCTCTATTTTCTGCATTTATAGAATTAGTAGTACTTGCGGAAGTATAGTCTGTTGCTACATTTCCACTACTATATGAGATATTATCGCCTATATTGATTGGCATTTATCTTTGTTTTCTAACTATTTAGACGAAAATTGGCAAATGGTATCATTTGCAAGTCTTTTATTTCTGAAGCATAAACCTCATAAACCCCACCAGGAACTTCAGACCAAGTATATTGGCGTGGTTTCCCCCAGTGAAAGTTTATACCACGAAACCCCCATTGAAAGATATCAGTCACTGCTACAAGTGGATTTTGATCATATTCTATATTTGGAGTTTTTGGATTGTAAACAAATATATAAAATTTTCCAGTTTTTACTTCTTTTGGTGGAATTTCTTCCAGTACTTCTATTAAGTTAATCATAATATCATCAGGATCTTTAATACCAATAATACTATCACTTATCTCACGGACTCTGTTTACATTTATATCAGTGTCTGTGGGTCTTTTTTGTTTTTGTTCTTTGACTGTCTTTCTTGGCATTACTTGATACCGAGTTCTTTCTCTGTAAAGACTCTAAACTCATAACCTCTATCAAGACACCATTCTTTTGCTGCTTCCCACTTAGCCTGGTTTCTGGCATACTCATATGCCTCACGGATATAACCTTGAGTTTGTCTCTTTGGTTTTGCTGGAGGGGCAGTTTGTCTTTGAGGTTTGATCTCAATAATATATTTCTTGATCTGACCAGATGATTCTTTCACTTTAATATAAAAGTCTGGAAAGTATCTGTGAGGTCTATTATCTACAGGAGACTTATACCATACAAACATTTCTTCACTACCCCATTCCAAAATATTTTCAGTGAGGTCACAATATCTCATAAATTTTCTTTCCCAGAGGGATCGGTAAATGATATTGCTTGGGTCACCTTTGTATTTTTTTGGGTTAGAAGGTTGATATTTCCCTTTATATGCCATCTAAATACTTAATAATGTAATACTCGTATAAGGTATTTAGAGTGGCAGCACCTAGACCAAGAAGGATATCAGATTTTAAACCTACTTTTTCAAACTTAGCACAAACTTCACACTATCAAGTTATTTTTGGTGGTCTGTCTCTTCCTTTAAGGCAACACTTAAATGTGAGAGGAGTTGGTTATAGGTTTATTGGGGAAACTGTAGGTCTTCTTTGCAACTCTGCTTCTATACCAGGAAGTTCATTTGCAACTGCCGATATAGTTGGAAACTATATGGGTGTTACTGAAAAAATGGTTCATACTAGAGCATATACTGAGATACAACTTGAGTTCTATGTTGATTCTGAATATAAAACTATTAAATTTTTAGAGCATTGGATGGAGTTTATTGCTAGTGGTTCTGGAGAACGACAATCGAATGAAGGATATTATTATAGAATGGCATATCCAGAAGAGTACAAAACAAACCAGACAAAAATAATTAAATTTGATAGAGACTATTCTAATAATATAGAGTACACTTTTTATGGAATGTTCCCACAATCATTGAATGCGACCCAAGTAAATTATGGAACATCTGAGGTTTTAAAGGCAACCGCATCATTTAATGTTGATAGGTATGTTGCTGGAAAACACGATAGTTATTCTGTGTTTAGGGGAACATCTGATAACAGATCTGGAATTCCTGATGATATTAGTTTTTATGGTGATATTTCAGATTCTATTAATTATGATCCAGAACTATTTAAAGGAGCATTTAATATGAATGCTAATCCACTGAATAGTGTAGCATATTCAAGCAATCCACCTTTTGCTATTGCTGGAGATATTTCATCCTTCGCACAGTAAAATAAATAAACTTAACTGAACTTTTCGGGTTATTATGCCTTTACCAAAAATTTCTACACCAACATATGAGTTGGAAATTCCTTCTACAAAAAAGAAAATCAAATATAGACCTTTTCTAGTTAGAGAAGAGAAAATCCTCATCATTGCTATGGAAAGTGAGGATAATAAACAAATTGCCAATGCTGTTAAAGATGTTATCTCAAGCTGCATTTTAACAAAAGGAATTAAAGTGGAGGAGTTATCTACTTTTGATATTGAATATCTCTTCTTAAACATTAGAGGAAAGTCCGTTGGAGAAGAGGTTGAAGTTTTAATTACATGCCCAGATGATAATGTAACTAAGGTTCCAACAGTTATTAACTTGGATGATATTAAAGTACATACATCCGAAAATCATAATACAGATATTAGGTTAGATGATAATCTAACCCTAAGAATGAGATATCCATCAATGAATGAATTTATCAAAACCAATTTTAGTGTTGATGAAACCATTGGTGTTGATGATACTTTTGATCTCATTTCATCGTGTATAGAACAAGTGTATACGGAAGAAGAGTCATGGACTGCTTCTGACTGCACAAAAAAAGAGTTGAAAGAGTTTTTAGAGCAGTTAAGTTCAAAGCAGTTTAAAGATATTGAAACATTCTTTGACACTATGCCAAAATTGTTTCATACAATTAAAGTAAAAAATCCAAACACTGGTGTTGAGAGTGAAGTTATTCTGGAAGGTTTATCTTCTTTTTTCGGGTAAGTATGGCTCATACTGATCTTGAGTCATACTTTAAGGTAAATTTTGCTTTAATGCAGCATCATAAATACTCTTTGACAGAGTTAGAAAATATGATACCTTGGGAAAAGGAAGTATATCTTTCTCTCCTAAAGCAGTATATTGAAGAGGAAAATCTAAAAGAGAAATCAAATGGCTGAGATGAGGTCACCAATCCAAGGAGGAATAGACCAAGCTAGAAGATCTTTTTCTGCATCTTCCTTGGGTGGTGGATCTACCATTGTTGCTTATAATCCGACAGTTGCCGACAATAACGAGTCTAAACAACTGCTTCAACAAAATCAATTAACACTTCAACAAATAAGTGGTACTATAGTAAGGGTTGGTTCTCAGATGGATCAACTTAATAACAATCTTGTTACTATTTCAAATTTAGTATCACAGTCGTCAACATTAGAAAATATAAAAGAGCAGCAAAGAAATAACCAAGAAAGACAGTTAGCAGAACAACAACTAAGAGAAGGAAAGGAAAGTATAATTGAAAGAAAAATGCAAAGTGCTTTGCAAAGCCCAGTTCAAAAGGTTGGGCAAAAAGCACAGTTTGCATTAAGTGGACTAATGAGTTTCTTCAATCAACTATTCTTTGGTTGGTTGTTATATCAAGGCATAGAAACTATTAAAGCATTAAGTGAAGGTAATACTGAAAAGTTAGAACAAATTAAAGATACTGTAATTGATAATCTAAAAAAAGTTGGTTCTGTATTATTTGTACTAAGTGGTGGTCTTGGTAGAGTATTCAATGCTCTAAGAAGTGTTGGATTACTATTTTTTAGAATAGTAAATCTAGGTATATTAAAAAAACCAATAACTGCTTTATGGAATTCTCTAAACAGTATAGGAAAAAGACTTGGAAGAATTCTTCCACCAGCAATTAAGCGCATACTTAAACTTGGGGCTGGTGCTGCAGATGACGCTGCCAGAGCTTTAGGAAGTCCTGCTGCAATGGCAAATCTTGCTTTTGCTGGAGCAGGTGCTTATCTTGGGTATAAAGAAAATGTTAGCGAAGGAATGGAACCTACAACAGCTGCAGCAGCTGCTGGAACTGCAACTGGAGCGGGTGCCATTGCTGCTACTCTTGTGAAAGGACCATGGTGGATGAAAGCAATTGCCGGTGGACTTACATATTCTGCTGTCAATGATGCATTCAAAGGAAATCTAAATTTTGGAATCAATAGTATTTTTGGTGACAATCAAAATGAAATGAAAGATGGTGGAGACCAACTTTCTGTAGATAAAAAGAGAGAATTTAATGCGGTAGAACAACCATCTGGAGACAGTAAAAAACCAGATCAAATGAAAGCGGCGGAAGTTTCTTCGGTTTCTAGACAAGATGCTGCGTCTAAAATAGGTCAGGAGCCAACTCCAGCACCAACTATTGCTTTTCTACCAGCACCAGAACAAAAGCAACAACAAACAATTCCATCAGGAATTGGAATTGCTAATAGAGTTCCTAATGTTCGTCCATCCAACCCAGATAATTTTTACTCACACTTCTCTATGACTCAATATCAGGTGGTGTAAGATATGGCACTTTCTCCATTAATACAGAGATCCACAGTAAGAGTATCATCACTATCTCAGTCAGTAGAGTCGTTGAATAAAACTTTTAGTAAGTCTATAAATGTAACAAGTAATATAGTAGAAAGTTTATCAAAACAAAATCAAATTAAAAATAGTTCTATATCAGAGAGATCTAAACTTTTTCAGAGAAGAAGAGAGGCTGTAAGGAGAAAAGAACAGGAAGGTGTTATTGAAGCATCTTCTGGTGTAGCTGGGTCTATAAAAAGAACAGGTAAAGTTGTGATGGATAGCACTAAAGGATTTTTGGGTAGAATATTAGACTTTGTTGGTACTTTACTAGTAGGGTGGTTATTGACTAATTTGCCAGTAATTATTGATGGTGTTAAAAAACTCGGAGAAAGAATACAAAAAATAGTTGGAGTTCTTGGTCAAACTATATCTGATATAACTTCATTTCTAACTGGATTTGGGCAACTGATTGGTGCCACTATAACTAATATCTTAACTCTAAACTTTACTGATAGTGAAAATAGAATTCGTGATGCTACTAATAAAATAGACAATTCTTTGAATAAGTTATATGGAGATATGAATCAATTATATAACTTGTTCAGTACACCTTTAGATTTTGGTTTAGAAAATATATTTAATGACCTCGATGAAGCTGAAAGAGATGCTGCTGCAATGATACCTTCTGAAGGTGAATATGCAGAACCTAGTGATCAAATTTCAGGTGGTAGAGTATCTCCACAAGCAGTTTATCAGTATTTAAGATCTCTTGGAGTTAGTCACATCCATGCATTGGGAATTCTTGCAAATATTCAAGGTGAAAGTAGTTTTCAAGTTGGGGTAACTGAAAAGGGTGGATCTAGATCTGGTATTGGTCTATTTCAATATACATATCCTTCAAGAAAGAATGCATTTTTACAAGCAGTTCCAGATTATAAGACAAACTGGAAAGGTCAAGTAAAGTTTGCTATTAGTGAAGGTGTCGCTCCACAATATTTCAGGCAACAATTTAATACTCCAGAAGAAGCTGCTGCATGGTGGATGAGAAAGTGGGAGAAACCAGATCCAGCATTGTATAGTTCAAGGGATAGAGAACATACTGCATTTATTAAAAATTTTAGAGTACCTCAACCATCAAGACCTTCATTTACATCTCCTAAATTATCACCAGCACAAATAGCATCAGGTAAACTTAGAAAGGGGCAGGATGTTTCTTCGATCGGTCAAGGAGTTGGTAGAATACAAATTACAGATAACTATGGTGCTAGGGGAGGAGATCATAAAGGTATTGATATTGCTGCCCCTTCTGGAACTTATATTGCAGTAAGAGATGATGCTCAAATAATTTCAGCAGGTTGGTATGGTAATTATGGGTATACAGTGGATATTTGGTTAATTAATCAACGGGTTCAATTAAGATTTGCTCACTGTAGTCAGATATTGATTAAATCTGGAAGAGTTCCTGCAGGAACTTCATTTGCCAGAGTTGGTAGTACTGGAAGGTCAACAGGTCCACACATTCACTTTGAATACAGCACAAAATATAATGATACTACATATGGCGGTTCTGGTGATGCTTCTGCTTATGTTCCTCTAATATTACTTACAAAATATAAAAATGGAGGTCAATCTGCTGCTGTTGTATCTTCAACTAAGGAAACCAAATTGTTAGGAATTGATACTACAAGGGGAGCAGATGTTTCAAGTCTTTCCAGGAAAAAACAGGGAAGTACAATTTTTATTTCCCCACCACCATCTCCACAACCACAGAAAGTGGCAGGAGGATCTAGTGGTTCTTTGTTTAGTTCATCTAATCCTGAAAGTTCGTTAAATACTTACTGGACAGGAAAAATCTTACTAGACCTAGCATACAATTAAATGTCAGCAATAGATACCTCAATATATCAAGAGATAACGATTTACTCACTAGACCGTACCCAGTCTATTGATTTAAGACAGGGTGTTAGTTTCTTTTGATTATTATGAAGATTTATTTTCCCCTACAATAACTGCAAAGATGGTTATTGTAGCAACAAGTCAAAACCTTATTCGCGGAGAGCGACAGTCAATCTATAATGGACTTCCTATTAGAGGTGGTGAGGAAGTTAGAATTAAGATTGCAGGAAATAGTGAAGACAATCCTGGTCTTGAGTTTTCTGAAAAGGAAACAGCACTTTATGTTTCTAGTATAACTAATGTTCTTTCTGAGACTCAAAGAGAAGTATTTACTTTAAATCTAGTATCAAAAGAAGCTATTACTAACGAAACAAGTAGAGTCTACGCAAAATATAATCCAGGAACTCCAATTAGTCAAGCAGTAACTGAAATAGTAAATGAAAAACTACTTCCAAATAAAGGTTTGACTATTGATACAACATCAAACTCTATTGGTTTTCATGGAAACTCAAGAAAACCATTTACTTTGTTAGTGATGCTAGCATCGAGAGCAGTCTTTGATGAGAAATATGCAGGAGCATTTTTTTATCAGACTAGAGATGGATTCTTCTTCAAATCCGTTGATAAGATGATAGCACAAAAACCAAGTAATGAAGGTAATCCATACATTCAAACAGAGGTCAATCAACATTCTATTGTTAGAAATAATGATTTTAGAATATTGAGTTTCTCTGTAAATAGAAATCAAAACTTTATAGAGAAACTTAGACTTGGCGGTTATTCCAGTGTTATATCGACATTTGATTATTATACTGGAAGATTTCAAGTTAATAATATTTTCAGTAAAAATGAATATAAGAATATAATGAAAAACTTGGGTAGAGAACAAGAATTTCCAAGAGTAACTTCAGGAAAAGGAAATGTAAGTGTTGTAGATACTCCAAGTAGAATAATGACTCAAATAGTTAGTCATGGTGTATTGGATAAAGGTGTTGGAAAAACAAAGGACTCAGATCCCACAAAGGATATGCGACAAGCAGTTATTAGATATAATACTTTATTCAATCAAACTCTTCAAATGACAGTACCGTCAAACACAAATCTAAAAGCTGGTGATATTATTACATGCTTATTTCCAAAGAGTACAAGTAAGGATACTAAAGAATATGACCAGGAAATGAGTGGTCTATATATGATAAAGGAATTATGTCATCATTTTGATCAGTCAGTTTCCATAACATCAATGACTATTGTTAGAGATACTTTTGGTCTTAATGGAGCAAATAACAAACTATAATGGAAGAATCTTTACTTAAAACTAATTTTGTAGGAAGAGATGGTTTTATCTGGTGGGTAGGGCAAATACCAGATATTAAATCTTGGTCTGAACAAGCCAATGGAAGTGGGTGGGGAACACGTTACAAAGTTCGTATTATGGGATATCATCCCCATGTTGAGGCAGATTTAAAGAACGAAGATCTTCCATGGGCACTTGTATCATTACCACCAGGATCTGGAACTGGATCTGCTAATTCATATAAGTCAGTAAGATATAATCAAGGAGATGCTGTTTGGGGTTTCTTTCTTGATGGCAGTGCAGCACAAATGCCGGTTATTGTTGGAGGATTTGGAAATAGTGTTGATTCTAAAAAAACTAATGATAATACTCCATTTGGCAATCTTAGTGGATATAATGATTTTATAAAAAAACCTGCAAAAGGTTCCCTGTGTGCAGATGAAACTGGTGATCAAAATGCTGCATCACAAAAGTCCCCAAGAACTGTTGGACCAAAAGATGGTAAAAAAATAGATCCAGAGTGCCAAGCAGTGGTTAGAACCTCTGATGGTAAAACCGTTTCACTACCTTGTGGCGATCAAGGTGAGGAGAGTAAGGGATCTAAAAAAGTTATTAACAAAATTAAAAATGCACTTCAGCAGTTTGTTGAGTTCATTCAAGACCTCAAGGCACAGTTTGATGAAAAAATAGAGTATTATAGAGACTGGATAAAAAAAGAGATTGATATTAGAGCGGAGCAAATAACAAACATCGCTTCTGGACTCATTGCCGGAATGGTTACTTCAGTTTTCCAAAAACTCATCCCCATCCTTGGAAAGGGTCTTGACATGCTTTATGAGCAAGTCTTTGGTGTAACTCTTGCAGCAACTGGTAACCCAGCAGCAGCACATCTTGCTGGAGTTGCTGCACAGACAGCAATGGTCCCACCAGTCAAAAGGTTGCATGATCTCATCGAATGTTTAACAAATCAAATTATTTCTAAGTTTACTGGTGTTGTTGCAGATATTTTAAAGTCTATTGCCGATAACGTTCTAAACTTCGCTCAATGCATTGCCGACCAGTCAGTTGGAGCAATGATAAACAGTATCATCTCTATTATAAATGATGGGATGCTTCCTGCTATTGAAGGAGTTGCAAAGATTCTACAGTTCTTTGAAGACTTTAGTGTTGAAGGTCTTCTGCGTAACGGCATTGATGCTCTACTTGGTCTAGTTGGACTTAAGACGTGTAATAAGAAAGAGCAGAAAGACAAGTATGGTGCTTGCAAGTATAAGTTGGGTTATGGTCCTATCTTCCAAGATGACCTAGACTTGAAAGGTATCATTGATAATGCCAATACTGCGAAAGCAATATCGGAAGCTGCCAAGGTTGCTGGTTTCCCATTAGATGCTGTTCAGGATCTGGTTGGATCATTTGACTTTTTCAGTGATAAAATACAAAACCCAGACTTTATTGGAGACCTAGGTTCTTGCTATTGTGGACCACCAGTTGTTTGCGGACCACCTAAAGTTAATATTTTTGGTGGTGGTGGAACTGGAGCAGAAGCTGTTCCTATTCTTGGCGCTCTTGTTGGAGAAGACAAATATAAAACAGGAAGTGTTATTAGTATTAAAGTGACAAATCCTGGAAATGGGTACACATTCCCACCATTTGTAGAAATTGTAGATAAATGCGATCAAGGTTATGGTGCAGTAGCAAGAGCAACTATTAAGGATGGAAAGATAGATACCATTTATGTTGTATCTGAGGGTGAGAATTATCCAGCTGAAGAAGATACTCCATATATTGTTGAAGATGTATCTGTCATATATCCTGGACAGGATTATGAAGATGGGGACAAAGTAATAGATAATCAAGGAAATGAGTATAATGTACTCATTCAGTCTGGTGCTATCATTAAAGTGACCCCAATAAATAGTAAAGATGTAACTAATATTCCTGTACTTGAGGTCATTTCTGAGAATGGTTCTGGAGCAATTCTTGCTGCTAATCTAGGGGAAAGACCACCGTTTGATGGAGAAGTTAGAAGAGTTGTTGACTGTGTTACCTAAATGGCAAACGAGAGACCATCTGAAAATCAAAACTGGTTTGTAAGGGATGTAATCTCTTATAATCCAAAGGTTAGGGTAGACGTTTGCAATCCATCCTTTGGTTATCTTGGTGCAACTAACTATCTTTTATATACTGTAACTGATAAGCAACAAAAAGCATCTTTAGCTTTTAGTGAGTCTGGAGTTGTTGAACTAAACAGTGATGAGTGCATTAATATTGTTGCTGGAGAAAGGTCTGGAGATAAATCAGAAAATGTATTCATCCATAGTAGACGTGGTAATGTAACTATCACAGCAGATAGAACAGGAACTGTGAGAGTTTCTGGAAACCATGTAATTATTGAAGGTGATGGTGATATTGAATATATTGCAGGAAATGATTTTAGTATTAAAGCAAATAATATAAAACTAAATGGAAATTCGGTAAACACTCAGGCAATGAGTGGAAACCAAGCTCCACTAGAACAGCAATTTATATTTAAGGTATTCGCAAACTCATTTGTCGGTGGCGGTTTAATAGCAAAAGCAATTGGATTATTTGTAGCATAAGATGGCAGAAAACATTTGGGTACAAGGACAAGAGTCATATTTTAATGAAGACGCTAAGTT